TTAACATTATTTGCCATTATCTTTTAACTTGATTTAATTCATTCAATGTTGTTTGTGTATCTAACAATTGTTGTCTTAAAGACGTAATTTCATCAAGTAGTGCTTGAATACTGTCTTGATCAATTATTACTCCTAAATACTCAGCTTCTTTTTGTAAAATAAACTGATGAGAATCAGTATCTCCTTCTTTAGGAATTTGAAAAAATAATTGATCATATAATGTAAAAAAATCTTCTAAAGTAAACGTTGGTGTTTCCTCATCTATTTGTTGATTTAATAACTGACTAAATTGAGTATTAATAACTTTTCCGTACTGATCTTTATTAAATACTTGCTTCTCTATGGGAATTTGAGATGTTGTATTAATTGTATTAACTACATCAGTTACATTAGTTGTATTAGTTCCATAATGTTGAGGCATAATTAATTATCTTACAACTTTAAAGTAATAATTTTCATCAAATACTATTGTTTCACCATTATTTAATATAGTTTTAAATAATAATTTATAATAACGTTCTGGTTCTAATCCATTCATATATACATTAAAATAGCTACCACTTGGATCACAACTAATTTTAGTATAGGATGTGTCATAATCTACGACAATTTCTTCAGTATCCAAATCTTTTATTGACCAGTATGAAGATGAAGGTAAAGCATAATTAACTAAAGCATATCCAAAGGAGGATGTTTGAAAAGATCTAGGTGGATATTTTTCTCTAACTTTAATATTAAAACGCTGTACTGAATCTTGTTGAAAAGAATTTTTATTATTTCCTAAACTAACCATATATAAATTAGAATCCATTACTTCTTGTGATCCAGTATTATATGATGAATCATTCCATCTAAATTCTAAAACTGGGGGGTAAATAGTATGAGTAGTAGCAGAAAAATATTTTGTTTCAAATTTAGAAGCTGTTGTAAATTCTAAAGATGAAGAATGTTTTAAAATAAAACCATTATTAGCAATTACATTAGTATAACTAGCACTTATAGCGTTAGTTACTTTTAATTCAATATCTTTAGTAGATATAAAAGTAAAAGATTGAGTTGATTCATAAGCAGAAGCAGTATACCATAAACCACCCCCAGCATTAGAACCACTATATGAGCCTGTTTGGCCTGAAGGAAAAGAACCAGGTGAAAACCATACTCCACTTCCACTTTGTTGTGTAAATCCCCAACTAGCTCCATCTGTTGTAATAGGAAGATTTGCTAATCTACCTGTACCCATATTCCAATCTGATGCTAAAGGATGAGAAAATATTTTATAGTTTAAAGGAATTGATGTTGCGTTAGCTAAATATAATTTTAAATAACAATCAAAACTAGATGATTTTATTTTATCAGCAATTGTACCTGATATTTCATTTGATGGGAATTTAATTAAAATACGTGATACTTCATTAGTACCTTCAATAGATTCAAAAGTACTAAGCTCCAATATTTCATCTAACCCAGAGTTTAAAGTAGGGTAGTATGAGTATAATGTAGCACTTTTTTCAGGAAATATCTTATATACAGCCATTGCTTGTTATTTTATGCTAATAAATGATAATATTCTTTAAAATGTTTTTGACGATCAGCTAAACCAATAGTACCACCATTTACACATTTAGTAACAGCAAGTACAGAGGCATCAGATGCATCTTTACACTTTGCTAAACAGTTCTTAGAGAAAAACCAAGCAGCTGATAATAGTGGATATTTAGTAGCAACTAAATCAGGGTTAGCAGCAATATCAACACCAATTGCTTTACCAAATGCAGTATAGTTTTGCTTACCGGTTAATTGAATATAACCACGTCCACGAAATTTAAATCCTTCACCTGATGCTTCATCACCATTACCCATACGAGATGCATAAACACGATTAGCAATTTTTTCAGGTTTACGTTGATATTGTTCTGCTAATACAGGAGTTGGAAAATATTTTTTAAATATACCTTGTAATCCTTTAGCACTATAATTTAAATTTTCATTAACAACACGGAATCCACCTGATTCATGACCACATTGAGCTAGAAAATGTGCTACCTCAACTGGTGTATCAATGCTAAATTTTTGCATTACATCAGGAATCTGAGCTATTACTGTATCTGGTACGTGTCCTTTTAATTTACTTAAATCCATATTTTATAATTTTTAAAATGGTACAACTCTTCCTTGAATATCTGTAGTTGGAAATCTAACTTCAAATATACTTGGATCTACTGAAGGATAAATATTACCTAATTTAGTAGCCCCAGGAATATCATAAGCATAAGGAGAATAATTTCCTCCTTGTTTATTAATAATTTCAACTTTAATTACGTTTTGTACACCCTTAACTTGTAAAAGTTTAGATGTAATATCGGCAAGTATAATAGGTTGATTAATATTCCATTTATCAATATTAAAATGGTCTTGTAAACCTAAAATACAGTTTGTTATAACATCATTATTACTATATCCACTGGCTACTACAATATCAAAATTAACCCCAATATTAATATAAAAAGCATCTTTAATATTAATAGCATCTGTTACCATTCTAAATTCATTAATATAAGATGCTAAATTATTTTTTAAAGTAGGAGATGCTGATATTAGTTGTTTATTAGAATTATAACCTAAAATGTACATATCTAATGAAAGAGGATTACGTTCTTCAGTAGTAGCTACTGTTGATGTAGCTAACATTTCACTAACAACATCTTGTGTGACATATATTTTAGATATTGAACCATAAGTAGAAGGTAAAGATAATGCTCTTACCATATAATCTTCTCTAGTTACAGCGCGTAATTGAGATTGATAAGCATAAAAGGCATTATTACGAATTTCTTCAACTTGGTCACCGTTTCTTCCGCCAGATGATGGAAAAGGATTAGTTACAGCTAAACTATTTAAAATAGTAGTAGCTAATGCATTTGATACTCCACTAGGAAAACTAGCATTAGAAGATACAATTGTTGTAATAGTATTAGAAGCAACATTAGAAGTAATACCACCACCTACTAAATATCGTACAGTAATATTACTACTTGGTGCTAAACCATATTCTTGAGTAAAAAATACAGATGCTTGATTAAAATTGTTATATAAATTAGATATACCAGGTACTAATCCAAGTTGAATATTATCTGGATTAGGTAAAATATTATTATCTGTAGCATTAGCAATGCCTGCTCCAAACTCAAGTTGAAGCGTATTATTAGATAAAAAACGAGATACATAACGACGAGGTGCTCTTTTCAGTTGTACTAAATAAGGTACTCCATCACTTCCTGATGTAGGATTTTCTACTTTATCAAATATAGTAGATTGGGCTAAATAAGGTACTTCATACCAATTATTACCTTGAGTATCAGTAGCATCTAATATTTGTAATATATTTGTATCTGTAATAGTAGATATTGAAAATTTTTCTGGTGTATTAAAAGATAATGTTGTAGATTTAATTTCAGCAGAAATTGCTTTAACTGATTTTTTAAGTAAATAATAATTATTATCTACAAAAGTAATTTCCATACTACCTGTATCTCTAAAATCTACTTTTTGAGTAGTTAAAAATTTAGTACTACCTGCTGCACTAAGTTGAGCATTTTCTGGAATAACTAAAGCATAATTATAGTCTGGTTGTAAAATTCCTCCTGAGCCTGTTGTAGGTATTAGTTGAAATATATCTATATCAGCAGTAGAAGCATATGAAACTTTAGGACGATATCCTAACATATATGATAAAGCAAATAAATTTTCTTTTTCCTTAGCATATAATAAAAAATTTTCTTGTATTTGAGTATCTAAATAAAATGAAGTTACATCACCTATATATGAAGCCATTTCAATAAATAAATTACCTGGTGTTGCTTCAGTAAAATCATTATATACTGTTGGAAAATAAGTTTTAGCATAATTTATTAAATTAGCTTTAAACTCAGGAAAGGTTTTATTTAAATATGATATATTATTATCTGCCATTTTATATAAATTGTACTATTACTTGATCTGCATTTTGAGATATTCTTATTCTATATTTAACTATAACTGATATAGCATTATTATTATATTGAGGTGCCTCTTCTACTACTATATCATCAAGTTGTACTTCGGGTACAAATATAGATACATTAGTATTAATTAAATTTTTAATATCTTCTTTTATATCATCTGTTATACCTTCAAATAACACAGTTCCTAAATCAGCACCAAATTCAGGATTCATTATTCTTTCACCCTTATTAGTAAGTAAAAGATTAATTAAGTTAGATTTAATTTGGTCTTTAGTACTATACGTACTATTAAATGGACCGGCAACACCACTAAAAGGTAAAGATACCCCAATAGCGATATTACCTTGTAAATCTAAAGGATTAACACGTGTTATAACTGATGTAGGCATATTAATCTAATTGTCTTAGTCCTGATCTATCTTGTGCAGTCATATTATTTGCTGCATCATTAATAAATGCTAAATATGGATTTATTTTATCACCAGTAGATGGATTAATAGCATCTATTACTTTTAGATCATTGCGTTGAGGTTGTTGATAACCAAACATAGCTCCCATTTGATTACGCAATTGTTCACGAATATTACCACCTCCAACTATATTATTACTAGTAAATGTTGCTGTTTTAGATTCATTTAACTGTGGTTTTTGTAATAAAATTTCAGATAATTCTTCACGAACTGCTTCAGCTACAGCTTCTTTAATAATTTGTTTAAATGCTTGGATTTTCATATATATAAATATTTTAACCTATTAAATTTTCACGATCTATTACTAATTTTAGTTGCTCTATTAAATCATTTGGATCTAATGTAAATGATGGTTCGCTTTTTAATACTTCAATATTATCTGTATTAATTGCTACTGCAAAATGACGTTTATTACCTGCTACTACTTTTGCTTTAGGACCTGTTTCTTCTCGTATAGCAAATTTAAATCCTTTATATGAACCATAATTTGCTGTTCCAAATGTTATATTAGATAAAGCTAAAGAAGTAGTATCACTTTTGTTTTCTAAAATTCCGTTTATATCTAGTAATTGAGATTTATAATCATTTAATATTTGTATTGCTTTTTCTAAACTTACTATAATAGTTGGTAATAATGCTATTAATACATTTAATATTTTTAAAGCAGGTTCATATACTCTTCGTCTAAAAGTTTCTTTTGGAGGTGTTACTATGTCAGGTGCTGGGGATGGAGTTGGAACGGCAAGTAAGGAAGGTGCAATTGCATTTACAATAATGCCAAATATACTAATATAAATAGATATATTTTTTAATTGTTCATTAATTCTAGTAATTTTATCTTCATTATTCTGTATTACTCTTATAGCATTATCTCTAGATAATTTAGCATTATTTAGTTTAATTGGGTCATTAGATTCATTTGCTGCTATTATTATTTTATTAGTATCATCTACTAATTTTTTAATAACATCATTTTGAGCTATTATTTCAGCAATTTTATCTGTTAATATTAGTGTTAAAACAGGTATTAAAGATTTAGTAGCACTTTTTAATGCTGCTTTTCTTTTTTGTTGTCTTGCTTTACGTTTTTCTGCTTTAGTTCGTTGTTTAGCTTTTGCTCTAGCTTCTTTACGTTTTTTTCTTTTTTCTTTTTGTTTAGCAAATGGATCTTTTAAATAATCATCTATTGCTTTTTGGTTTTCATTTTTTCTTTCTTGAAGATTTTTTTCATATTCTTTATAGTTGAATTTTTCAATAGCAACTAATTTACCATATTCTTCATCATTTAATTCTGCTGGTACCTCTACTACAACTCCGTTTTGGATTTTTTTAGTAGGGGTGTGGCGCTTATCAAGTAAAAGTAAATTTTTATTATATTTAATTTCAGCTTCAATTCCTTCTTTAATTAACTCAGCCTTTTGTTTATACAAACGAGCTATAGTAGATTGTGTAGCAGCAGCTATTGCTTTTTGCTTAGCTACATTTTTTAACTGATCACCAAAAGCTTTAGGATTTTGAGCTTTATCTAGATTATTTAATATACTAGGTGATACTAGGCTAGATACATTAGTAGGGGGAGGGTTATTTAATAAATTATTTGCCATTATACTGTAAATACTTTATCTGATTGAATGGTTTCTAGTTTATCTATTAAATTAGCTACATCATTGAATAATTGGATACCTCCATCATTTATTGCAGGTATAGGTAAAGATCCATCTGAAGTAATAGCAGTAGCTGAAGCTAAATATCCTGCTAATTGTCTTAATGTATTACACATTTCTAATAATAGATCATGTGTTTGTCCACCTAATAATACAGGTTCGTCAGGAACTGTACCATTTAGTTTTGTACCTAGTAATATTTTTGAATTTTTATTTTTTCCTTCTATATTAAGATGAATGTTTTTACCAGCATTTAAAATAATATTATTATCTGTATTTAATCCAATATCTGTTTTAGCAAATAGTAATACTTCATCTTTTTTAGAATTAATAGTTACTCTATCACTATTTAATATTACTTGAGAATTAATATAACTTTCAGGAGATAGT